CTCTTGATGGTAATAAAATTGAACTTCGCAAAGATCTCGTCCGATACACACATAACCAGGTCATCTCCATAAACCAGAACTCTCACATGTTCGTCAAAGTCGTGCCTCTTGGTAATCTCGAGGTACGCCAGCCTGATGTAAAGCTGGTTCACAACACAGTTTTGTTGAGTGGTCAACACTCCTCCGGAAGGGTTTCCGAAAAGGGTGTGGAAAACTGTGTCATGATTGACGTAGTGGCAACTGATGGCAGAGTACCAAAGATTTCTCCTCACAACCTTGTCCTGCTCGTAAGCGGCAACCTTCTCAGGGGTTTTGCCACTTTTGAGCATGACTTGGTAGAAGTAGTCCTCAATAATATCCAGAGCAGTGGTGGAGAGTTGAAAGGGCTGAGCCTTATCAAAAGCCTTGTAGTCAAAAGCGATCTTGTTGCGTCCGACGACCTCAAGGCGACGATAGGCGTGCTCCCATTCCCAGTTCATGGCATTGAGTCCAATTGCGATTTCCGATTGGTTGTGGTTGGCAATGATGAAGTCCATGTAGGCTCCATAGTACTTGCGGAAGACGTAGGTGAACTCGTAGGGGAAAACAGAGATGGTTCGTGGGCTCTTGACCTTGTTTGGCAGGCGGCGTTCGGCTTTGTTGAAGATGTACGAGAGAACAGCGGGACTCATTCTCTTGCATTTCTCCTCCAGGTCGAACACAACCTGAGCAAACTCAGGAGTGAGGCTTCCATCGTCATTCAAGAAGGACGTCTTTCCACCCATTTTGGGTTTCTTGAAGACCTGCTTAAAGTCAGGCAGAGTACTCATCCATGGCAGGCCAGGGGATGTCTTGACGTTGGTCTGGTTGATGTCTCCGAATCCAGCAAGGTTCTGTTCCTCAGTAAGCGGCTCCCATTGTAGCTCTTTCTTCGTGGAAAGAGTGCTAATGTGTCGGCGCTGGTTACTGATGAGTTGGGAACAGGCAACCTTGACAACTGTGTGATCCCATTGAACAATGTCAGGGCAGGCCTGCTTCATTACACTGTCAGTCTGAGCTAGTCTGAGTCTCTCCTCTCCATTGAAAATTTCCGCGCGAGGGCGGAGTTCAGCGGGGAGTGTTGCGGGGGAATCAGTAGCAATAAGACTAGGCACAATGTTGTGAGTAACAGGGATGCGAGGAC